AGATAGACGTTAGCTTGGCTAAGTCCATAGGGGTGATTCTGTCTTGTGCGTCTTCCATCTGATTCTCCTAATAAAGTGTGTGGTGCTAGCGGTTCACATGAAGCAGTGTGTTTCAAAACTTTAAAAGTCCTAACGGCGCTAACCCGTTAGCCACTAGCACCACACAATTCTAATTATACTCTAACTTTTGACAATGTCAACATTCATCTGAAGAAATTTCTTGCTTGTACAGGTCAATCACTTTTTGATGGTTGTCAATGTTGCTCTGAAGCATCGTGTACATCTTGGCCTCGATGGGGCTTCCTTTGATGTGCACAACGGTCATGTTGTTGACTTGTCCGGGGCGGTCGATACGTGCATTGGCTTGCAAGTACGTTTCAACGCTGGTGCATGGAGCATACCAAATGATTGTGTTGGCGGCAGTTAGAGTTAACCCGTGGGACGCCGCCTTTGGTTGAATGATTAAAACCTTTGGTTCCGGTTGTTCTTGAAAGTGCTTGACAATGTCAGAGCGTTTGTTAACAGGCACGGACCCGTTAATTACTTCGCATGTGATGTTGTGTTTTTGCAAGTGCTTCTCAAGCAGTTGTATGGTGTGCGTAAACGGAACAAACACAAGCACCTTGTGGCTCGACTCTTCAATGACTTCCTGCACTACGTTTAAACGACTGCTCACATCGAACTCAACCACTTCGTTTGTATCCGTATACACCGCACCTCCAGCTATTTGCAGAAGTTTGTTAATTTGTACGGCGGCGTTGACTGCTGACACCTCTTCACCAGCGGCCTCAATCAGCATCTGCTTCTTTAGTATGTTGTAGAACTTTAACTGCTGCGGTGTCAATGGTGCATCTCGCTCAACAAACGTAACAGGCGGCAAGTCGAGGCAGTCGGCTTTCTCAAACCGAATGGCGGGTTGCAGTGCTTTGTGCACGATGAGTTGTGACGTTGGCTTGGGTATCCACTTGTACATAGTGAGCTTCATCATCACTGTGTCTCGGAACTGACCAAAGAAAGGCGACACGCCCTTGGGGTTCACAAGCTTTGCCAATCCGTAAGCATCCACAGGTGACTGTGCGGCAGGCGTACCCGTCAACATCCACAGACCCTTGATAACTTTTGTTAGGTCGCGCAGGTCTTTCCAACGCTCGGTCTGCGCGTTCTTATAGGCTGACGCCTCGTCTACTACGATGAGGTCGAAGCCACCCGCCATGATTTCTTTCTTCACGATGCCGACACCATCGAAGTTGATGATGACGAACTCGGCACCGGCGTTCACAATTTCTTTGCGCTTACGTGCGGCACCATAAGCAACGGACACGGTCCGGTGGATTGCGAACTTAAACAAATCGTTTTGCCATGCCGACTTCATGATCGACAAAGGGCAGATCACTAATACACGCTTCACTAATCCTATGGTCATGAGGTAGTCGACAGCCCAAATCACTGATGCTGTCTTACCTGTACCTTGCTCGTTAAAGCAGAACGCTTTAGGGTGACCCGTCAAGAACTCTGCTGTTGTCTTCTGATGATCGAACGGTGTGAACCCCGGGGGACGAGGCCACGTATACTCTGATAGGTTCATTTTTTCTTACGTTCCTTGGCGCTTACTTCTGATACTACTTTGTGGTTAGAGCCACGTTTGAATGAGCGATTGGCTGAAGGCGACTGGAGTTTGACTCCGTCTTTGTTAGTGCCGCCTTTAGATAGAGCTCTGATATGCGCAACATCTTTGCCTTCGCGTACGTCAGCACGTCCATCTTTGTTTCGGTCGGCGCTCTTCTTGTCAATTGTTTCTCGTGCACGTTGTCGTTCGAGCCGTTCATCGGCTTCTCCTCTTGATAGCTGTTGTTGGTATTCTTTTTTGTAGGGTCGGGGTTTGTTAACGTATGGCATAGTCAGTATCCTTCTCCATGTGAGATCGGTTAAGTTCGTCGCGTGTCAAGCCAAACTCCTCGGGGGTCGATTCCCAAAGTGGCTTACGCCCCTCATTTTCTACTACTCTTAACATTTTTCCAACATTGATGCTGACTTCCATGAGCATCTCGGCTTTGTACTTGTTCAGCTCTTCGTGGATAATCTTACCGACCATGTTGACTACGACCTTTTCAACCACTTGTGCTACTCGGCGTTTAATTTCACCCTCAAGAATGATGGCGGTGTCGATCTCTTCATTGGGCATTTGTTGTGTCATGGGTTAGTTCCTGTTGTATTCACACTCTTTCACTGAGCAAAACTTGCACAGTGGTCCTTGGATGGGGTTCCATACCCCGTTCTCTAAAGCCGCTTCAATTCTTGCGACGTCTTGTGCGGGTTTTTCGATGTACTTTTGCATCATCTCTTGGTGGTGGGTAGCTCTCACGAACTCCTTGCTCACTACAAACAAGAGGGCCGACTTCACCTTCTGGATTTCCGGATACTTGGCGAATAATCCACAAGCGACAAGATCGAGTTGCTTCACGTCCGCATATCTCGCACTCTTGCTTGTCTTGTAGTCTATGGAGTGTGCCGTTTTCGTAGTCGGATTGATAATCACCAAATCCGCTACCCCATGCCACCACACATGCGGAGCATCGAATTCGCACGACTCTAAGTTCTTCGTCAACCCAAGTTTGACTTCGCATAACTTCTCTCCCGGGATATCTTTTAAAACGTCTAGTGTTGCTTGCATATAGGCAAACTGTTCTGGGATCGGCGTTCCATCACGAATGTATTCTTCCGCCACAGTGTGAGCTGTCTTTCCATACAGTGTGGCCTGTGTGTCAGGTTCAACAACGTCCTTTGCTATCTTGGTGTGGTAGTACTTCTTAGGGCACTGTTGAAATGTTTTCAGGCTACTGAATGACCAGACAATACTCATTTTTTCATATCCCTTACGAATCGTGCAAAGCTTGCGGCAGTATCGCCAAACGGTTTCATCTTATCAAACTCCTTTGCTACCTCTTCCAAGACTGTGTTGCGTTGGGATGGCGACACAAAAACGTCGTAGTGGTAGGGTTGCCCCTCAATGTCACGCAGTATTTGCTTGCCAAGGTTGCTGTGCTTTTCAACATCGTTGAAGGCTTCGTCTTCTTCTGGAGTCCATTCAGTCATGGTTTTTGCTCCTTAGTTTGGCTTTCGGCTCATGCGTGCATGATTCTTCATAATCCAACACATCCTGAATTCGGTAACGAATCAGCCCACCAAGTTTGAGATATCGACAACCCTGCTTAAGCGATCTATCTCGCTCCAATGTTGCCTCGCTAATCTTCCAACGGAATGCAAGTTCCTCTTGCGTCATTAGTTGCTCTGGTGTTGTCATTGTGGCTCCCGATGGACAATCACAGACGCGCCGGTTTCAGGGTCTGTGTATCTGGTTTCCGACTCGCACCAACAAGGTAATCCGTCCGTCACGTGCTGTCGCTGTGTTTCGCTCTTCTCATGTAACGGCTCACTCACGATACGTCCGCACAGTCGGCAGTCGCGGTGGTATTGACCTTCATAAATCCAGCCTTTGCGTGGCAATGGGTGTCCGAACTTTTCGCAAAGCCACCAGCCCAATCGGATGTACCATGGTTGGTTCATGTGTTTTTCTCCTTGAGTTTGGCTTGCACCATGCGACCGAGACTATATTTCTTGCCTTCGTGTTGTTGTCCATAAATCATCAGCATTTCATCATCATCTAAGTCAATCCACTCGTGAGGCATTGCTTGATAAAGTAAATCACGAAAAAAATCTATAGGCAATTGAACTTCGCTTGCCATTTCTGCTCGTTGCAAATGCGTCAGTAATGTTTCTTTTGAAATAAGGCTCATGTGTTCTTCTCCTTGAGTTTGGTTTCAATGGCTCGGACGAACATTCCCCATGTCTGCTCGTGTGACTTGGCTGTATTGCAAAGCCATGTAACTTCCTCATCAGTCAGCCCTACCCAAGGGCGAACGTAGTCTTGAATGTCATCGTCGTCTTGTGTCATAACTCTCCTCCTGATTCTGCCCATCGCACCGCCTTGTGTGCCAAAAACAAACCTTCTGCACAAGTCAGTCTTGATGAGCGTACATAAATTTCTCCGTCTCTGTAACCTATGATAATTACGTCTGTTAAATCACCGTCTTCAGCGTCTACTAATGCAGAAGCAAGGGCTTGTTCTGCGGTCATGTTCGTGCTTGGCGGTAATCGTAATAAGTTGCTCATGCTTTCTCCTTCATGTCCCACCATGCGTCAGCGGCTTTCTTGACCATCTCTTTGTCATACCCTTTTTCCCACAGAAACTTCATGATGATTGCAAGGGCTTGTGTTCTGAGTGCATTGACTTGTTGTTGGATTGCATTGATTTCATCTTGTGTCATCTCGGTGCATCCTCGTAGTTGTCGGGGTTGAACTTCGGCTCTCGCTTGTCGTTCTTGTCCTTGGGGTTGGGGAATGGTGGGAAAGGCCACACTTTAACAGTCACCATAGCTCGGTCCATATCCTGCCTCACAGTTAAGGGGCAACTCCATGCCCCAATCTGGTCGTGTGCGCATGCACATCTCAACGTACTCAACAGCAGATTCAACTTGCTCCGTCGGCACAACACAGGCGATGGCGTCATGCACAGTCATCACAACTCGGTACTTCTTCGCAACCATGAGCATCTGATCGCCAATGATGATGCGAGCCAAAGCCTGACACATGTTCTCAATCACCTTACCACCATAGATACGAGTCGGTATAACTGCCTTGCCCTTCTTGGTGTCGTACACCAGCTCAGATTTCCCTTCTTCATTCTCTACTAGGCGCAGGTTGGGATAGCGAAGGTACAAACCATTGGGAAGTAAAACACCGCTGTTGCCTTGTATCTTTAAGATACCACCGCGTCCGAGTGTTGTTTGCTGATTCTGAAGTATCGCTTTGAGCGATGTCGCAGCAGATTTCCACAGTTCAGTAATTTTCGGGTACGTTGCGCGGTACGTGTCGATAATCCTTTTCGCCTCCTCGATCTCAATCTGTACCCCGAAATTTTTAAGCTGAAGTTGGAATTTGGACGCACCCATCCCGTAGCCACAGCCGAGGATAGTTGTCTTTCCGACGAACCTTTCATCCTTTGTAATTTCAGATACATCTTTACCGTAGATAGCCGAAGCCATGATTTTGTATACATCCTCGCCACGATCAAATGCCTCCACTAAGTCGTTTTGTTCCGCAAGCCATGCTAGCGTACGGGCTTCAATTTGTGATGAATCAGAATCGATCATCGTGTACCCGTCCGGGGCAAGTATGCACTTCTTCAGGGGTGAGTTGCGTTGTAGGTTTTGTAGGTTGAGCTTGTCATCCCCGCCCCATCTTCCGGTGTGCGCGGCATAGTAGCGTAGGGGTACAGGCAGTGCGCCACGTTCAGCAATCCCAATGAACCTAGCTGTTCTTGTCTCTTCGATCGTAGACTTAGTGCCGAGTCGTGCGCCGACCAAGGCTTGAATTTGTGGGTTCTCGTGCTCGAGCAATGCTTTGAACGCTTCGTCTGTTTTAGAGAACGCATAGGTCTGCTTGCCTGTCGTGGGGCTTGTCTTCATAGGGGGCGCAATCCCATACGCAACCAATATATCCGCAAACTTGTTGTTGCTCATCAAGTCGTCTTTGGCAAAGTTCTCAAGCAACTCGTCTTTGCGTTGCTTCTCCCACAGCAAGTGGTCAACCAACATGTTCTTATCTAGGCGCAACAC